AAAAAGACAAAATTAAAATTGACCGATTAGCTGTTCAAGCCGAACAGGGTCGCAAAGTTTTCATCATTGATGATATTGTTGATAGTGGATTAACCATACAGGAAATTAAAGATAGGACTGTTTGGGGTACCCGAGATAATATTAAGTATGGTGCGATATGGTTCAATCCTAATCAACAGAATACGTATGTACATTTATATGTTAATACGATTGATAGGAGTATTGATAATCGCTATGTGATTTTTCCGTGGGAGACATTGGTATGAAATTTAAAGATGGTGGCGAGGAAGTTCAGCCAATTGGACAAATAACAATAGATAATGTACCATGTTTTATAATCAGATTGCAAACACCAATTTATGTTAACGGTCGATTGGTTAGATTTTGTGTGCATTCTGTAGGCGAATTTGAACGTGATAGGAGTGCTGATGTTGAAGTTGTTGGAGATGATAATGAATCAAAAGTTGCTTGAACAATTTATTATTGACGATTGTGATTTGATGGCGAAGTATGTTCTTAGTACATTTCGATTGTTTATTCTTATTTGTAAACCAACAACACAAGAACAACTTGAGGATATGGCATATGATGCAATGGATGTATGGGGGTGCATATAATGGCAAAATTAATTAATCCAGATTGGCCACCTGCCCCAACAAAAAATACCGAATCTGTTCTAGAAACTTTTAAAAATGTTGCCAAAGAATATGGTAAAAATCCAACAGAGGGTCGCAAGTTTGATGGTGATAAGTTGGATTGGTCATTACTTCCAATCGAAGGAGTTGAACCTATCATTGAAGTATTAATGTATGGAGCAAGAAAATATGCGCCAGGAAATTGGGCTTATGTTGAAGATGGTGAACGAAGATATTATAATGCAGCCATGAGACATATGACTGCTTGGCAAAAAGGTGAACACAGCGATTCTGAAACTGGAATAAGTCATCTTGCACATGCGGCATGTTGTATACTATTTTTAATTGCAAAAGAAGAAATTCAAAAAAACAATGTCAAATAATTTCTACACCTATGTGGGTGTGTTGGGCAATTCAATCTTATTCAAAGGATTTCGTGATGGTGAGGCTATTACTGAGAAGATTCAGTATTCGCCTACATTATATATTCCATCGGCTAAAGGAGATTGGAAAAGTTTGTATGATAATAAATCACTCGCTCCGGTTACTCAGGGTTCAATAAAAGATGCAAAGGACTTCATAGACAAATATGAAGGCGTGAATGATTTTGAAGTACATGGAATGACTAAGTGGCAGTATCAATATATCCATGACAACTATCCGTCCGATATTGATTATGATTTAAATCTTGTAAACATTCTAACATTCGACATTGAAGTTATTACTGAGGATGGGTCGTTTCCAGATATCGAAACTGCTCCTGCTCCTATTGTAATGATTTCTTTTTATTCCACTATAGATAAAATTACTTATGTGTATGGGATAAAAGAATTTACTGGTAACAGTGATGGATTCGTTTATAAAAGATTTCCAGATGAAAAAACGATGTTGGTTGCATTTATCCAATACATTAAATCAACCAAACCTGATGTATGGACAGGATGGAATATTGACGAGTTTGATGTTCCCTATTTGATTAATAGAATAGTTTTGTTATTGGGAGACAAAGCGGCAAAAATACTTTCTCCATTTGGATATATTCGTGAAAAGAAATTGACTATATCCGGTCGACAAGTGCAGACATATGAAGTATATGGATTGACTGCAATTGACTACATGGTTTTATATAAGAAATTTGTTGGCGCTCGCAATCCAAAAGAATCGTATGCGTTGGGTTTTATTGCACAAGAAGAATTGGGTCATACAAAAGTAGATATGCCAGGCGATTCGTTTAAAGATAATTATAATAATCATTTTAATACATTCGTTGAATACTCTGCTGTTGACACGTCATTGGTTGAAAAGTTGGATAAGAAGTTGGAATTGATTCCATTGTCATTCGCTATGGCTTATATGTTCCATTGCAATCTTCCAGATATATATAAAACAACTGCGCCATGGGAAGCATATATCTATCATTATCTCTGCACAAAAAATATTGCAGTTCCAAAACATAAAAACGGTATGTCTGGAGAAGTTGAAGGTGCATGGGTTAAAGAAGGTAAAAAAGCAATGTATGGTTGGGTGATGTCATTCGACTTTAAAGGATTGTATGCACATATTATGTGGCAATGGAATATATCACCAGAGACATTTATCCCACCAGTACATGAATGTCGAGCAAAAGATTTTCTTGATATGAATGATAAAGCACTCGCTGCTATTGAACATGCTAAAAATTCAAATTGTTCATTGGGTGGAAACGGCGCAATGTTTGACAAATCGCGTACAGGGTTTTTGTCTGAATTGATGGAATTATGTGTAACTGGTCGTAAAGTAGCAAAGGATGAACAATTACGCTTGGAAGGGTTATACGAAAAAACAAAGGATAAGTCGTTATTACCTAGAATCTCTGCTCTGACTAACAAACAAACGGCTCTTAAACTGGCAGGAAACAGTGTTTACGGGGCTTTGGGTAATGAATACTTCCTCTACTATGATTATCGAATTGCGGAGGCTGTAACGCTCTCTGGGCAGCTATCTGATATACATCTATCTGGTAAATTAAATGATAAATTGAATACTATACTAAAAACTAAGGGTATTGACTATGTTATTTATGGTGATACTGATTCGATATATCTTGATTGCAATGCAATTGTAGAAACATTCGTTAAGGATAAATCAAGAGAACGGATAGTAGACTTTTTGGATAAGTTTGGTACGCAAGTTTGTCAACCAATAATAGATGCATCAGTATCCGAAATATTTGACCGCATGAATTGCAAAATAAAAGTGATGGGCAGTAAACGTGAAGTTATCGCTTCCAAGATGCTATTTAGAGCAAAGAAAAATTATGCTCTATATGTGCATAACTCGGAAGGTGTTGCATATGACCCGCCCAAGTTGAAAGTATTGGGTATTGAAATTGTTCGTTCATCCACACCAAAATGGTGTCGTGATAGATTAAAGTCTGCATTAAAGTCCATGTTTGAAAAAGACGAATTATATGTTCGTGATTACTATGAAAAATCTATTACAGAATTTAAGAAATTAACACCGGAAGAGATATCCTCACCAAGAGGCGTTTCTGATATAGATAAATGGACAAATTCATCTGGTATGTACACGAAGGGGGTGCCTATTGCTGTTAGAGGTTCTATCCTATACAACTATCATACTAAGGATATGGGTAAGTATCCCAGATTGGTTAATGGTGACAAAGTAAAATTTGTTTATGTGAAGATACCAAATTATATCAATGAAAATGTAATTGCATTTCCTGCATCTGGAAAACTTCCTCCTGAATTGCGTTTACATGAATTTATAGATTATGATTTGCAATTTGAGAAAACATTTTCAGAACCACTAAAATCTTTGACTGATATAGCGGGTTGGAAGTTGGAAGATGTCGCAACGTTAGATGAATTCTTTTGATGCACATCATACGAGAAATATAAATAACAAACATGGTATCCGCCTCCATGCATTCAATCAAAGGGCGTCAAAACTAGGAGAAAAGTATGTCACTATTAGATAAGTTGAAAGCAGCAGGTTCTATCAAATCAGAAGTAATGTCCGAATCAGTATTTTTCAAACCCAAAGAAGTCACCCAAACTACAGTTCCTATTATCAACGTTGCTTTTACTGGAACACTTGATGGTGGATTGGTATCTGGATTAACTGTAATTGCAGGTCCATCCAAACACTTTAAGACAAATCTTGCATTAATCTGTTTGCAGGCTTATATGAAGAAATATCCAGATGCAGTTTGTTTATTTTATGATTCTGAATTTGGTGTTACACCGGATTATTTAAAGGCTCATAAGATTGATGGTGACCGAGTAATTCACATTCCAGTTGCACACATAGAACAATTGAAATTTGACCTTGTCAAAAAATTGGACGAGATTAAAAAAACTGAACGTGTAATCGTCTTGGTTGATTCTCTTGGAAACCTTGCATCCAAAAAGGAAGTAGAAGATGCTATGGATGAAAAAAGTGTTGCTGACATGACACGCGCCAAAGCAATCAAATCGTTATTTCGTATTATCACTCCACATCTAACGATGAAAGACATTCCTATGTTGGTTGTTAATCACGTATATGAAGAAACCGGAATGTTTGCAAAGACAATTGTTGGTGGTGGAACTGGAGTATATTATTCCGCTAATCAAATATTCATTGTTGGTCGTTCACAGGAAAAGGATGGTACTGATTTAACTGGATACAAATACACAATCAACATCGAAAAATCCAGATTTGTTAAAGAGAAAAGCAAACTACCGTTTACAGTAGATTTTGATGAAGGTATTAATCGCTATTCTGGATTACTCGACCTTGCACTTGAAATCGGTTATGTGAAAAAACCTTCAAATGGTTGGTATTCTCATGTCGATGTTGAGACTGGTGTGATTGCGGATAAGAAGTATCGTGAAGCTGATACCAATACAAATGAATTTTGGTTGCCGATTATATCTCAACCAGGTTTTGCAAATTTCGTTAAGAACAAATATCAGTTGGGAACTGGAGCGATGATACAAGGAGATAAAGATGATTAATCCGCCAAAATTTGAAGTATTGAAAGATACTAGTCTTACAGGGTTTCATATTTTGGAAATTCAAGACGGTCCATTTCAGGGTATTACTTTTCATTATTCGGAAGTTACATTTGAGGAAAAAGATGATGATGCTATCTTGCATTTTAATTATACTGTCCTTGTTGGCGAAGTTACAGAGGATGCGAAAGAATCATTTGGCAAAATGATTGGTGATATTCTTTTATCCATATTAGAAGAACAATTAGCAAAAAACGAAGTTGTCTATGCTAATGGTTCTGATACCCAACCGCAGTTATAATATCCAAAGGGAGATTCTTAGGTTGAATCTCCCTGTTGTTCGTGTTATATTAAAGAATAACAAAAGGATATTAAATGGAAAATGTAAACGTAGAACAAGTAATTCTTGAGAATTTAATTAGTAATGAGGAGTTTGTAAGACACGTTCTACCCCACATAAAAGCAGAATACTTTGAAAAAACGACTGACAGAGTAATTTTTACTTTCATAGAAGCATTCTTTCAGAGACATACTAGATTACCAACCCCAAAGATTTTGCATTTGATGGCGAAGGAATATACAAAATTTAGTCAGGATGAGTATGAAGATACAGTCCGTCTAATAGATGATTTTTCTCCGACTAAAGAAGAAAATTTTGATTGGTTGAATGAACGTACAGAAC